ACGCTTAACAAAAAAAACAAACAAGACACAAAATGAGTCAAGGGGGCAGAAGTACAGAATGTTTCAAATGTTTTTTTCATGTTCTCTGGTATGGCTTTTGGGGACATATATAATATTATGGTCAGAGATACTTAAAGACCACTATAATCCAACAGAGATGATCTGGATCGGAGATCATCAAAGTTGATCCATCTGTTGTAGCTCTTTAGATGTCTTTCCATCTCTCGAGACAGGTCCTTGGGGCCTCCAGTGAGTCTTGTTGTCTTGACGACTTTATAGATCAGCCGAATCCAGTGCGCGGACAGACTCAGATTTGAGTTGCAAGCAACTCTCTTAAAGACCGATGTACTGTGTGACCAGCTCCAGGCCAAATACATTCTCCCTCCTATCACTTGCTTCCTAAAATAATATGTTATAGGGTTGTTGTAAAGTTCATGGAGTCGGGCAAAGTTGAGGACATCACCCAAAGCAACTGATAAGTACAAGAGAGTGCTACAACAGATATTGAAGTGTTTTAAGATCTTCGGGTCTGACGGTGGGTAGAACTTAGTGTCTGTCAAAGGCTTAGACACATTGAACACTCTATTAGAAAACACCACCATGATGGTTAGTATGATTGACAGTTTGGAGAACGCCCCTCGTTGAAGCTCCAGGTCATCAATCATCTTGTGAACAAGGAATGACTCTACATCGTTATCTATGAGGGTTATTATCATCTCATTGTATGGATTTGATATGATTTCTTCTGGAAATCCCCTAACAAGATCTTGATAGTTTAATGATCYTGCTCTCAGCATCTCGCTCTTGGAGCTGCTGCAATTAAAGAGCACCAGGCTCATTTCTCTCAAGGTAGATGATGTTAAATGCTCAGGGTCTCTAAAAAACTTCCCTCGCTTTGAGAACTTCAAGTAAAGTTCTGAAGAGAATGAAGAGGTCACCTGCGTTATATACCCTGCTGCTGAAGGGAATGCCCTAGAGAGATGCTGAATAGCCCTGTAGTCAGGATTAACCAACATTGTCCCGTAAGTCTTGAAAATTAAACTCAGAGGACCATTGATCGACAGGGAGAAATCAGACATTAACAAGGTTATCTTGTTGATCGAGGAAATGTCTGTAACTTCTGCATCACAAATTATCAGATCATATGACATGTTGGTGGTTTGTTGGACACTCTGGAAATACCTCCAAGTTGATGGGTTTCTCAAATCTGAAGGCTTCTCCCAGATGGACTGGAAGTCAATAACTCGAGATATGATATCCTCTCCTCCACTTACCAACGCGGAGGGAGGTAATGGGTGTGTCCCTGAAGCCATCAAGTCACTGACCTCCAAGAGACTATTAAAAACTAATTTAGCATCAGGGAACATGCTCAGCACTGCCCTTGAAATTCCCCCGGAACCATCACCCACTACCAAACACAATGTGGGATATGTATCTAGCTCGTTGAGGATCGGTTTAAGCTTATAATGGGCTCCAGTAGCCCATTGAACAACTCGAAGGCCAGAAATAAGAGGATTTTGCAACTTCCTAGACAATGCTCTGATATCAATCTCAGATGTCGGGGCAGGATTTGAAGAGGTCGATATGGCAATCTGTTGAGCTGAGCATATCCATTCAGAACTACTAGCTTTCCTTGATGATCTCTTTTGAGGACTGTAGTCACATTTCATCGCCTTGGCTGCATGGCGGACCTCCTGGTCAACCCATCGTGTTCGTTGTAGAGCGTCTCTTAACAACCCGTGAATGTCGTCAGCAGAGTCTAAAGAGCCTTCTCCATGCCCACCTAACACCTGTCTCATCAGGGAATTCAGTTGCCTCAACTGAACTCTCATCTGCTTTGATAAGTTCCTATCTATTTTTTGCAGTAAAAGGTGAGACTGATATGTGATCAGAGTTAAATAAGTCATCTTAATGCTTCTGAAATCAGAGAAAATCCACAACCAGTCGCACTCTGGTGATGCTGTTATGGCTTCTCTTTCATATCTCAGCACATGTTGCAGATAGCATAAGACAGACCTGTTGCCCTCCTTCATGGTTGTCGGATACGCAGCGGGTATTTTTTGAGGGATGGAAAATATCTCGAGCCTGAGAGAGGGTTCTTTCAACATGACATACAGGGAGGGGTGGTTGTCGAGTCTCAACAAAATGTAAGAGATGACTCCAGAAATCAGCTCCAACGGGCGATTGATGTTAATGCTGGTCATCCGGGTTAAGAAGCAAATGGAGGACCCTATCAAGACACCTCTCGCTAGCCCTCTGAGATAGTCTCTGGGAGACACTCTCTTGTATATGTTGACTGGGAAAACGGTTCCATCATTGTACCCTGAATCATGGATAGCCACCAATATAGAGTACAAGAGACCCTGGGCTGTCCCAATGTGTTTGGATTGATCTTTCCCACTGAGGGTCTCGAACTTACCTGGCTTCAAAGAGATTTCTGGCAGTTTTTGGAATTGAGGAACAGCCCCTGATACCATTCGAGATATTCTTCTAGAAACATCTGGAAAGGAGAAGACATTCGGGGCCTCGAGAGTGATATCATCTATCGGCCTGACACATCTGACACATCTGAGATGCCAATGGAATGTGGAATCCTTCAGTCTCAAGTCTTTTTGGACCAGCTCAGAGGTCCACGTTTGGGCATAAAGCATTAAAGGCTGGAACATAAAGTCAAAGTTTGTCCCATCTTGCGTGAGATCTGACATGGTATCTGTACTCACAGAGATGTGGGACAATAGGTTGGGACAAATGGAAGAGTATCCCCCTTCACTGTATCTGGCAGACTTGAAACGATGCAGAGCAGATCCAGTCCTTTTGAACACGGGAGCCTCCTCAAGAGGAAAGGAAGGGCCAGTCAGAGATACAATATTACGAATCAATGTGTGCGCCAAATTAGAGTCTCTCGATATGAACCAGTTGATTGATTCCTTAAGAGATAGGGCTCTCTTGACCACATGAACGTTTGTGACTTTTTCCCATGCATGGAACAACTGAGTGGACATAGAGGTGGAAGAACCCAAATAACCTTTGAGAGGCCCTCGGGAGAAAAAAGTTTGGTCGAAGGACGGAAGGACTGACACAGAGATACGGGGATTGTCATCTTCTAGCTGTCCACAGGTGCAGGAGATGGACGACTTAGGTATCATGGACAACATCTCGGATGGGTGAGGGACAGTTGTCCCCACAACTTTCCTGCCCCAGGATATTTCCCGGAGCTGGTCTGCCCTCTCTGCGGAACACCTCCAAACCCTTCCTATTTTTTGAGCCACTTGGGTCACTCGACTGATTCCTTGAATCTCTGAGCTGAAGAAAGACTCCTCTAGAGTCCGAGATAGACTCTTCCTAAACTGTCTTCTAATTGTTCTTGAGTTTTGGATGAGACCAATGATAGACTCAGGGATGCCTAGGAAAGATGAGCTGAACAACTCACTGAGAAATCTTGGAAACAGAGGCTCCACAGACCTTAAGAACAATATAAAGTTGTCCCGGTGAGTTTTGGATAGCAAGATTGCTTCTCTGAACTCTGAGTTCTCAACTTTGTCGACCTCGTCGTATAATGCTTTTCTGATTGCCTCTTTGAGTAGGATGGTGGGACTTGCCCCTCCTCTGATATTCAGGGTAGTCGGATCTTCTAAGAGCCTCGTGAAACTCTCTAAACTCCTTTCACCAAGATCTGGATTCCCTGCTTCTTGACACAGGGAGTGAATCCAAGTCTCAGAGGAACTAGACCAAATCTCTCTCCAGAATGACAAGCCCTCGGACACCGGATCAGAGAATTGGCGGATGTGGAACCTTCCTAGAGACATCCCTGAGACCCCACCCAGGGAAGGGTCCAAATAAATTATCCTTGACATCGCCAGCAAGAATTCAGTTCCATCGGCCACAAGGATTTTGTATACTCTATTCTTCAAGATCGGACTAAATAAAAGATAGTGAAAGACAGCTTGAACAGACATCAAAAGGAAATCTCTCATTGGTTTTATCAGGGATTGGGAGTGCTGGGCAACAGTCAATGCATTGGTAGATACCGTCGACATTATGTTTGCCAAATTAACAATCTGATCGTTGGAAATACATGAGACTCTAGCCCATCGCTTAGATTCTGGCACCAGTATGTTGCCTCGAAACAAAGGGGTCTTCCCATAGATCAAAAAGTCATAACTGCACATTGTCTCTTCCTTTTTGATTATCAGACCAAGCTTTGCAGCTCCATCTTCAATGGCCCTATATATAGAGATGGCATTCCTAGATATGCTGTCTAGTTCATAGAGAAGCCCCTCCTTGTTCAACCCAGGAGACAACATATATGTGGGGCATAACACCTGATTGTCTCCCTGTGCCAAAATCTTGGTTCTTGTGTTGCGGGTTTGTGATTCTCTGTCAATCATTAAGAGACTTACTAGACTCCACCCTTTTTGTCTTAGACCTTCAAGTCCACCGTCCTGACCGTTCCAGCATGTGGGGCCATTGCTCATGTCTAGGCAGTATATCTGATCTCTCCACAGGCCAATGAGGTCTGATCTGTCAGAATAATAGATCCAGGATTTTTGAAAGAACTCATGGGTTCTAGAGAAGACTTTTTTAAGCCCGAATACCTTATCTAGAACTGAGAAGACATCTATGGTAGACTCTAGTCTCTGGTGATTGTTCCACTTCTCATAGTCGAGATGAAATGCATATGTAACTCGCGAGTAGTCTAACAACCCTTGTCCTGTCACTCTGTCGATCAACTTTTTGAAGACTTTGTTCAGGTTGTCCGTCATGGTTAGAGAGTCAAATAGAGGCAGGATGTATGTGGCCAAAAGCTTCTCTGTGATGACAAAATAAAGCCTCAGATTCCAGGACATGAGTGCGAAGAATCGGCCCTCTATCTTCAATTCTCTTTCCTTTGGTTTTAGACCTATGATTAGATCATCATCAGGCAACCCACTGACATCAATAGACCTGAGGAACTCTCTAGGATTCACTGGGGGTCTGGACAAGGCTGTGATTATGACCTTCTCACTGGGGACCGGCCCCCCTCTGTGTTCAGAAAGCCAAGAAGCTAGCTTGGTTCTTGTAAATGAGTGTGACTTGTCATCTAAAATCTCGGAGGGGTCCATAGACTCAGGTATCTCAAATATCTGGGTAATGGGGAGATTGTGCCATGTGTCTCCCACAACATCAACCACATGTTTTGGAGGCCATGTTTGGGTTCTCACATATGGAACCAGGGGATGATCATTTTGCAACAAATTGGGGTCTACATACCATCTGGAATACTTATCAAACCCCCATCTGAGAATTCTTTTGGCTAAGTCACTGGCTAAACACTCCTGATAACTCTTGTCTATTGTCTTCTTGAGGTGGACCTGATCATACAGTTTAGACAGCCCTCTTCTATAGTCTATATATGGATGGCCCCAGTGTCTATAGCATCCGTACACAAACACCAAGTCATGTACATTGTCTAGGGAGTCCATAGTTTGGAAAAACTCCTTGGCACTGGGGCCGAAGGTCCCTTCGAGCTGGGTTGTCTTGTCTTTAATAAATTGAGGGAAATCCCCCAGAGAGTGTATGAGAGGACGGAACTTCTCTGCCCTTTGTACTAACTTGTTTACTATGTACGGCTCTAACAACTTGATTACGTCGAATCCAGAGTTTCCACACACAGACAATACCCTGTCGCCTGATATGTAAAGTTGACACAAGTTAGATACTAAGTCATCTGAATATCTTGCTTCGGGAGGTGAGAGCAATATCAGAAATGAGTTGAAGCGGGACAGGAAAAGGTCTTTAAGCATGAGGGTGTAATTCCTGTCAAATAGACAATTTGCACTCTGGGAGTATATGAAATCCTTCGTGACAACCAAAGTCCCCCATATCTGATCTTTGAACTTCACTAAGTCATTCTTGATGTCTATGGAGGAGATATCCCTCCACAGAGATAGAATGGTCTTTTCCTCATCCCAATCTAAGGCGTTCATATACAGAACCATCACATGGAAGAACAGATATGAAGAATAAGTGTTACCCAGGTACCGCCCGAACGCTTGATCATAGTGAACTTTGTCAAGACAAGACAGAACCCCTTCCGGGGGTGTTCTCAAGCCCCTGTTCTCCAGTGTGCAGTTCAGCAATGTCTCTATTGGAGCTGATTTTTTGTAGAACTGAGACAACTCCGCAAGGCATTTTCTACTTCTTGTTGATTCAGAATGGGACCCATGTAGCCACAGGGTCACCATCGCTTGGGACCCTACAGAACCAACTCTCAACGAACCCGTGTCCAATCTCTTGAAATATCCTTTCAAGACCTTGTATGATCTGAGCAAGTTATCTGTCAAGTTGAGTCTGTGTGGTTTGTTTCCAGTCATCAGCCACTCGAGCATCAGTTTTGAAGGATCTTCTAAGAGGGGAGAGTTCAGATTGTAGTCTGAGTTTCTTAAAATGTTTGGTACGACGGAGTTTGTCTTGAGATCGAACTCCGGTTCAACAGGATCCAGAGGGTCATCGTACACCTCTGTGGACTCCAGCATGCTGAAAAATGATCGCTCAAAGGAGGGGTGTTAACTTTTTTTATTTTCTTTCTATTCCTCTTTGTGATGTTTTTTTCATGAGCACGCATCCATAAATCTGAAGCTCTGTGTTCTCATCTTGATTGAGGCAATGGATCTGTAGTAAGATCTCATCACACCTCCCCCTGGGTTAGTTATAAGGCTAATGCGTACCCTCAAAAATGTGCAAAACACACAAAGGTGGAAATTACACTAATGTAGCATATATAAATCATTGACCATGATTGCCTTTCAAATTCCCGCGTCACTCCATCTACTAATTAAATTTTGTCTTGATCGTAATGAGCACCAACGTTATTGGAGGGGTGGGTGTTAAAATCAAACAATCTTTGGCACAAATCAACCTCGCTATGCAGCAGAAATCAATGGATAATGATGAAACTTTCTTGTGATCTCTTAAGTCTTCTCAGACAATGTGAAGTAAATCTTCAAACATTATATCAATCAAGTGTACCGCTCTTAAGTGATGAGGTAAATCATAAAGAATGTATCCATCTGGACATCCTCAAGCATCATCCGGCCTCTCACTCCCTTGTTGATGGAGTCGTATTACGAACATCTCCTGTGGTTCCTTCTTTATAAGATTCCCAGGAAGGGACCGGTCCATTTCCTTTGGATATGACAGACACTTTTCTAGTCAATTCTACTGGACTGGGTTTGGATTTCCTCCTTTTCCTGAACCTTTTGCAACAGACAGCGATAATTATAGATAAAGCCAACAAAGCAACTGCTGAGACTCCTATTAGGAAGTAACGTTTCCACTCTGGCAACCCTAAGTCAATTCCAGATATTTTTTGGTTTGTATCAGGAAGGTGAACATCTACGAAACTCTCCGCTTCATCATCATTCTTGAAGACAGTCGAAGGGTCTGCCAGGGGGTGTTTGAGGGGAACTACAGAGGACTCTAACAGCTCAATGTGCTGTTGGAGCAAGGCAGACTGCATCTCAGGGATCAAGATCTCCCCTCCCGGACCCAGAATGATCCCGTTGAAGAAAATTCCATTGTGATGAGGATAGCACCTCCCTCCTGCCTTCAGACACCCCTTGGATGGAATAATTTCCTTCCACTCCCGCACTGACTTGTAATGAGCCTCTGCTTCCATAAGGGTCCTATTTATGATAGTATATGCCTTACCAAAGCCTGGAACCAGCTTCCGAAGACGGCTTAACCGCCGGAAACTTATAGATTTGGTGAAGATGATAGTTTCAAGGGCGTCTAGACAATCCTCTCTCTTTTTCACCAACTCATCTGCGACAAGATGCTCTATCTCATCTGAATGGAAGTCGTGAATGTTGACGAGTTGGTCTGGGGAGCACCATTCTGAGTTGTTAACCTGTGGGAGTGAAACCCATGACCCGTCCATCAGTCTCAGTCCGCTGATCCCACAGAGTCTTAATCTACAAGCTCCCTTCAAAGATTTGTACAGTCCTCTCTCATCTACAAACCCACATAACTGTCCATCTTTGGTGGCTTTCTTCCCCATGCTTCTTGTGAATATGTCACAGGATATTCCGGGGTTTGAGCTCTCGGGCATCCAGATAGTGTATTCGTGATTGGTGGGACAAAAGGGGGAACCAGGAGATATTTCCGAACACCTTCCGTTAGGAAACATCTTGGAGTAAAGCTTCTTGTCATAAGCATCCATGTCAGCCACGCTGGGGGAGATTATCAAAAGAGATTCTTTTGTAGTCTTGACAGTTCTGAGCCAGTGAGAGTCTGGATAAGGGTTGTGTAGTGATTCTTCATACCTAGGGTCTCCTGCGATCTTCCAATTGTATGCATCTCTACAAGAGTTTACTGATGGACGGAAATGTCTTCTTCTAAATGTTGTCGTCACATACCCAACGAAATTGGTATAAGTCTCAGCTTCAGTCACTACCCCAGTGCAGGTAAAACCGGACACCTTTATTGATGTAATGTAACCTACCTTTAACTCCATGTATGAAAAAGGGGTGAGAGTTGTACATCCTTCGTCTTCCACAACCAAGTTATTTGGGCAACTGAGATGATGTATGTCTATAGGGCTCCATGGCCCCAATTTGTCAGGGATCGTATAAATGGGAAACTTTCCAAGGCAGATGGAACATCTGAGGAGAAGAGTAAAGATGACTGCATTGAGTGGCATGGCGCTTGAACTCCTTGAGGGGTGTTGCCTGTTTTTTTCACATTGCTAAGATCTTACTTAGGAAGGCTCTGGATCACAAGTTTGGAGTTATGCAGCTATTGTGTGGCACCATAACATATGTTGTTCTATTGCTCTCGGAGACGAGTGGAAGTCACCAGTGTCTATCAGTGCACAATGATCTTAATAGATAGTCATTCCAACAGGAGAGAGGTGTTCTTGTCTTCATCAGACTGCTGGGTTTTGAGAGACATGTCAGACCAGAGTTGACACGCCCGTGAGTTCATGTTGATACACCAAATTCTCCCTTGGATATGACATTGTCTTGCACTCACTCTTATTTGCAGTCCTACAAACTCGGAATCATCATCCCAAGTTATTTCCTGAGGGTATTCAAGTTCCTCACCATCAAGAGGGCCTGATGAGTCTGCCCATTGAAATATTAAAGTGCGTCTAATTTTGTAAACCCAGTTCATCCCATCAGGGACAGGTGCCCCTGACAAGGCCAATCCAATCACCACCTTAACCAGTCCAATCATTCTTCTGTTCCCTGAATATACCCCTTCAAAGGATCTTAAGATGTGCCTAAGAATTCGAAAAGAATACCCGTTCGGACTACACACTTTAATTTCACCATTGACACAGAAATTCCTCATGTTCTTCTTATTGGCGATCTCTGACAGAGGGACATACTCTGGAGGGGGAAGCCACAGGTCATCGTCATCGGGGGGGGCTGAAACCGGACTGGGCTTTTGCTCCTCCTCCTCTTTGCAGCTTTTTACTATCTTACGGATGATGTTCATTTTGTCAGTGGTGTTGCATGTTTTTTTCATGACTATGCTACAACTGAATGAGATGGTTGTCTTGTGTATTATCAAAACCTAATCTAATAGGTCAGGTATTTGTCAAGATCCTCCTGCATAACTTTTCCAAGTTTTTCCGGATTCACGAGAATCTGGAACCTTCGAGAGTGGGTAGAAGCCACTCCTCCCAGCATACACCTGAGAGGCAGCTTCATCCCGTCTTTCGCCATCTTGATCACTCCGGGAATTTCCTTGACCTCCCGAACTATTTCATCCAAGTTCATTTTCAATTGTTCAAAGTTCCATAAGAAAATCCCTGAGGATCTAGACGGGAACTTGTACTTTTTAGAGAAGCTTTCTGCAATCTGATGAGCTATCTCAGCTTCGACTGACTCGTCATCTGCTTCATTGCTGGCAGTCCAGTCTAGAGCTGCAGGACCTGATGCATCCTTGGAGTTGACCCTGGCGTTCTGAGATGATTTCTCATGCCGATTTGGAGCCGACGAGGCAGAGGCCTGTTGAGACTTTTCAGTAACAGTCTGGGTGGACTTGTCTTCAAACAGCTTGTTCACTGGAATGGAGAAGTTAAGGGCTACATAAGAGACGATGTCCTCCACTGCCTGTGACCATATCTTGAAAAAACCTTCCCCTGTCTTCATCTTCCTCACAATGCGAAGTCCTATAGCATCAAGATGTGTCTGAAACGGAGAAAGAGGGTTTTCTCTTCCTGTAAGGTAAAAGTCCTCATCCTCCTGGTGTTTTTGCTCATCAACCATATCCTGTCGGAGGCTGGCTTGAGGATCTGTGATATGGAGTCTCTGAATATCCTCAGGGAGGGTCTCCACATCTATGGGGACCCCTTGGAGATGAGCTTGACTGTCTTCCATGTTCCGGTTGACCAATTCGACGGTCTCTTCAGCCATCTCAAGATCTGCAAGTCCTGATCGAATGTCACTAGGATTGATAAAAATCTTGCTCATGATGATTGATGGACCTGCGGAGTGGTGTTAGTTTTTTTCATGTCTAATTGAGCGGAATTGATGCCTCATTGTTTTGCTTTGAGCAGAGTCTTATCTGGAGTCACTGGAGTAGGTCTTGTTGAGGAACTCTGCAAAGGAGTTTGGTCTTGCTTGGTGACTAGAACTTACAGAGACGTACCTTCTTATGTGTGCCCCCTTTAACCGCCCTCCGTTCATCATGATCCTTGTGTAAACAGCTTCTGGACTTCTCGTATCTCCGGAGAAAAAGTCTTCATCGTCGGAGTTCACAGTTCCATCATCAGCCAATGCAGCCTCAATCTTAGTGGCCTCTGCTTCTTCATAGTCTTGCAGCTCTTTCTCGTCCCGAAAGAATCGTCTCTCAAAGGTCCCCTTTCCGAAGAATTCCTCTCCCAAATAACCTCCCAATACGGACATCTCATGCGGGGCACAACTTTGGATAACTGTAGCGTTTAATGATCTGATTTGACCCATGTAACAACCTACAAAATGGATCAAGTTGAACACATGTCCGACAGCATTGGAGGAGTAAGGAGACTTGCCGCTAAGACCTAAGGATCTAAAGTGGATAAAGTAGGAGTGAGGCACAGCAGTCTCCTGTCCGGGCTCAAACATTCTTTTGATCTCCTCCTCAAAGTTCTTGTGAAAGAAGTATAATATGGCTTCTCTAGCGGTCAAGTTAATCTGCTTGATAAACCCAGTAAAGGAGACTAAACCTGAACAATCTTCATATGCAGTGACTACCGTCCCAACCCTAATAGCCGAGTACAAATGATCCACCCTGGAGAAGAACATGTCATATGTTCCTGCAAGAAATCTAAAATTGGGTATTGTGCTCCAATTCGCACACATTTTGTGAGTGGTCATTAATGTGTGGTGCTCGACTATCTTGACAAATGGAGCAGTTTCAAAAATCTGTTCCATCCGGTCAGCCACATTCGTCTTGTAATTCCCTGTGTTCTGTCCTACAATTTTGCTTAACCTATATAGGCAAAGTAAAAGTCCTACCAATGATGCATGTTCTGAGATTGTTGGATCTCTAGTTAATTCCTGACCTCCCGTCTGAGCCCAGTTACCCTCTGTATTTGTTCTAACTATGTCAACTAACGTAGCAGGGGTTATTTTATCGCCTTTCCGGGCAATGTGGATTCCATAACTAACCCAATCTTCGGGACACACACCCTCAAACAAAATCATAGCACCTGCTAAGTATGAACATACGTCATCTGGATCCAGCTTGGCGGCATTCATCCCCGACAAGATGGACTTGTATGCTGTCTTCAAGTCCGGAGCCCTTCCAAGTGTGATACTAGGCTTCTTCTTATCAGTAATAGCAGGATATTTGTACTCATACTGATCAGAGATGACCTCTGGTTTTACAGAGACTAGCTGATTACGGACCTTAAAGACAATTCTTTCAGCATCCATTGTAGGGGTGTTACATTTGTGTTATACAAATGAACATGTCTGCCCCTTTTATGATTTTGTTGTTAAGCGT